AGCCGCCGAGCGTGCGCGCGCCGACCTGCAGGTGATGCGCGGCAAGGACCACAAGCTGCGCGTGCTCACCAGCCCGCAGCCTGGCGGCATCGACGCCAAGTGGGTGGAGATGCGCCGCCCGCTGAAGGACGTGCAGCTGCTGGAGGTGGTGGGCGAGCTGCGCCGCACCATCTGGCGCGTGTTCGGTGTGCAGCCCGTGGAGCTGGGCGAGAGCGACGGCATCAACCGCGCCACCGCGCACGTGCAGCTGGACGTGGCCAGCAGCCACCTCATCGGCCCCATCTTGGAGCTGGTGCAGGCGCGCATCAACGCGCAGGTGCTGCCGCGCCTGCTGCCGCCCGAGGCGCGTGGCAAGGTGCTGTTCGGTTTCGACCGGGCGCAGCCGCTCACGCCGAAGCAGCGGCTGGAGCAGGCGCAGGCCAACGACCTGCTGGTCAAGCGTGGCATCCTCACGCCGAACGAGGTGCGTGCGCAGATGGGCCTGCTGCCCGTGGCGGGTGGTGACGTGCCGATGGTGGACACCAACATGGGACCGCTCCCGCTTGACCAGATTGTCAGCGGGCTGGCACCTGCGAACAGCTACGCCGCCGACACGGGCAACGAGACAGCCGCGCCTGGTGACGCTGACGACATCAGCCCGCTGCGGAAGGCGGTGGGCGACACCGACCCGACCAACTTCCCCACAGCTGGCGAGAACGAGGCGGTCAGCCTACGGAACAGCGAGTGGGAGCTGTTCGACTTGCGGTACGCCGAGCAGCTGCGCACCGACTACCCGAGCATCTGGCGCAAGGGTGGCAACGTGCGCGGGAACAGCCAGTACGACAAGCTCGCGCCCATCGTGCGTCGTGGCGGGCGCATGGCACCGCGCAACGACACGGAGGAGGGGGCCATCCGGCTGCGCGAGGCGTGGGTGGCCCGCCACCGCGAGGACTTCCGGCTGGCTGGCGTGGTGGCACAAGTCAAGTGGCTGGCAGTGGGTGACCGTGGCGAGCGGTACATGAAGGAGCTGCTGGACGCCGAGAAGGCCAAGGTGGACGAGGGGCGCGTGGCCGCACGCGCAGCACTGGCAGAGCTGCCCGAGGGCGTGCAGGACACGCTGCGTGGCAAGGCGCGCGACCACAACGCCGAGGTGGACAACGACCCCGACCGCAGCACCACCGCCGAGGCGCTGGCGCAGGTGTGGAAGCGTGGTGTGGGTGCGTACAACACCAACCCCGAGAGCGTGCGCCCAACCGTCAGCAGCCCCGAGCAGTGGGCGTTCGCGCGGGTGGAGAGCTTCCTGTTCCTGCTGCGCACGGGCGAGCCGCGCGGCAAGGCACCGCACGACACTGACCTGCTGCCCGAGGGGCACCCGTACAGCACGGCAGGCGACGACGAGCGCAGCGCACTGGTGGCGCGCGGGCTGTGCGCGCACGGTGCGTGCGGGCACGAGCACCACGCGCAGCACCGTGATGCGCCCAGCATGGCCGCGACGGGCGAGTGGCTTCCGAGCGACTGGCAGCCTGCTGGGCGCTTCGCTGGGATGCGCACCATCAACCTGCGCAAGCTGGCCGAGGTGGTGGCAGAGTACCAGCTGGCTGCGACCGAGCTGTACGACCGCGCCAGCGTGGTGGTGCAGGCATCGGTGGCTGCCGCCTATGGCCGCGACGGCGTGCTGGACTTGGCCGAGGCTGGCCGTGCGCAGCGCGTGGTGGAGGCCGAGCTGGACAAGCTGGGCACCGAGTGGGCGGCACGCAGCGAGCAGTTCTACCTGCGCGCCGCGCGCCTGGGGCACGAGGGTGCCGAGCGCATGGCCATGAGCAACGTGGACGCGCGCTGGCAGGCCAACGGGCGCGCCTACTGGCAGGAGGCGATGGGCTGGCTCATGCAGCCCAGCGGGCTGGTGGGCGGGCTGCAGCAGCGCGTGCGCGAGACGCTGAACCGTGCGACCACCGTGCAGCGCAGCCGCATCACGGACGTTGACCCAACCGACACCACCGAGGACGTGGTGGGCGTGGTGCGCGCCACGTTCGCGGCGCAGGCGGCCCGCATCGACAACTGGACGGGGCTGCTGGTGGGCCTGTCCAACCGCGAGCTGACGGATGCCCTCGACCGCACGGTTACCACCGTCAACGGGCAGCCCGTGGACTGGATGGTGGAGTGGGTGAACGCTGGTGGGCGCACGTGCCCGACCTGCGCGCAGGAAGGCGGGCAGGGCTTCCGCAGGCTCGGCGACCTCGCGCGCCGACCCGGCGAGGGCACGCTCTGCGTCGGGCACTGCCGCTGCGTGCTCGTGTTTTGGACACGCGCCGAGGTAGACGGTGGGCAAGCCATCGCGCTGTCGGCGCTTGCGCCCGAGGCTGCAGGTTGATGCGAAGCCAGCACGGTGGTACAACCGCCTGCAGACGCTGCGAGGCGCTGCACACGTACCGGAGGACGCCATGCGCGTGACTGTGCCCGTAGGGAATGACCACCACCAGCTCGACCTGCAGCCCGCAGGCACCCGTGATGGACGCCGCGTGTGGACTGCGCGGTGCCGCCTGCCGATGCAGGGGCTGCTCGGCGGTGGGCTGAAGGTGGTGCGTGAGGCACCCAAGGCCACGGGCGCGGCTGTGCGCGAGGCTGCGCCGGGCATCGTGGAAACCGCCAGCGGCCCGGTGCTGCTGGAGGGCTACGCCAGCAGCACGAGCGTGGACTGGCACGGCACCGAGATGACGCGCGAGGCGCTGGACAGCATGGCCAGGCAGATGGCCGCTGGTGTGCCCTACGTGCCCAGCCACTACGACGACGAGTGGGAGCAGGTGATGGGCCGCACGGTGGAGGCCCGCGTGGAGCAGGGCACCATCGTGCGCGAGGGCGGCACGGGTGCGCAGGCCGACGGCTACCGCTTGGCGGTGCGTGTGGAGCTGTACCCCGAGCACCCGCGCAGCCAGCAGCTGATGCAGGCGGTCAAGCGCGGGCAGGTGGTGGGCATGTCCATCGGCGGGTGGTTCACCGACGCCGAGGTGGAAACCAACGAGAACGACGAGGTCGAGCGCATCTACATCAAGGCGGTGGAGCTTGACCACCTGGCCGTGACGCGCCGCCCGAGCAACCCCGACAGCTGGATTGCTGGGCTGGCCCGCAGCACTGGCGCTGCGATGGCCGCCGCACGTGCCGAGGGTGCGCCTGCGTACCTTGGCGGTGCTGTGCAGGGCATGGACACGCGCGGGATGAACGTCAACGTGAACATCAGCGTGTGCCAGCACAAAAACGAAACCGAGGTGGAGGCCGAGGAGGCCGAGGCCGAGGGCACCGAGGGAGGCGAGGCCATGCCCTACAGCGATGCGATGGGCGGCATGGAAGGCGGCGAGGCCGAGGCCGAGCAGGGTGAGCGTGGCACGTTCATGGACGCGCCGAACTACCGCCTGTCCAACGTGCAGACCGAGGTGTGCAACCGCTGCGAGCACTACACGCGCGACGGCTGGTGCAGCAAGTTCAACTTCGCCGCCGGGCACGAGTACGTGTGCGATGCCTTCATGGAAGGCACCATCGACCACATCATGGCAGGCGGCAACCACGGCAGCTCCCCCACCACGCAGGAGGAGGCCGACGCGGAGAGCGCAGAGCGCGCAGTGAGCGGCAACACCGACCTCCCGCTTGCACCCGAGGACACCGCCTGGGGCTGGGACACCGACACCGCGAACGAGGTGCTGGGCGACCCGCCGGATTGGGAACGCTACGGCATGGCGCACCTGTGGATGGACACGGCTGCGCCCGAGCGCCGCGCCAGCTACAAGCTGCCGTTCGCCAAGATGGTCAACGGCGAGCTGCACATCGTGTTCCGTGGCGTGGCTGCGGCGATGGGCGCTCTGAACGGTGCGCGTGGCGGTGTGGATATCCCCGCCAGCGACCGCGCTGACGTGTACGAGCGCATCACCGCGCTGTACCAACGCTTCGACAAGGAACCGCCCGAGCTGCTGCGCGCGGGTGATACGGCGCTTGACAACGCTGGCGTGCAGGGTTCTACTGCCACCAGCCAGTCGGACGCCGTGGAAAGCGCAGCACTGCAACCACCCTCCAGCGAGGACAACGCCATGACTGACAACCGCAGCACGGCGACCGACACCCAGCGCATGGACAACCTTGAGCGCGCCATTGGCGAGCTGAACGGTGTCCTGTCCAAGCTGGTGGAGCGCGTCGCCCCGACCGCCACGACCAACACCGCCCCGGTGGCCGACGAGGCCGCCCAGCTCCGCGCGCAGCTGGAGGCCAAGGAGGCGCAGCTCACGCGCGCCCTCGCCGCCGCTTCCCGCCAGGGCGTGGCGCACAGCCCGCACGCCAACCGCCACACCGACGTCGGTGGGCACGGCACGCTCATCCGTACCGTTGAGCGCACGCTCGGCGGCGGCTCGGCGCTCGTGCAGGTGGCGCGTTCGCAGGCCGAGCGCCGCGACAGCACCGCCCTGCAGACGCGCACGCAGCTGGAGGCCGACCTTCGCAGCCTGCTCGCCGCCGCGTTCGCGGACGGCGTCATCACCGACAGCATGGAGGGCTGATACCCATGTCCACGACCCCGACTGTGTGGGCGGGCCTCGACCCGTCCAAGCGCGAAGCCTTCGCCCGCTCCATCAACGTGGCGGGTGCGGGCAGCGTGCTCGTGCAGAACTTCACCAACCGCATCATCCAGCAGCT